CGACTTGTGGTTGTCGGACAGATTTGCTGGATCGTAAGTTTTTCGTGCCATGCCAAGACATTAGGATTAGTTCACCGATCATACCACCGTTTTGTGTGGATATGGAAAATAGGAAAGTGTTTGTTGAGGAGAACTCAAATGGCAACATTGTCTTAGTGGATACCCTTAAGGATTTGGGTAAGGATGCCTCTAAAAGACTTGAGACAGGCGTGTGGAACATGTTCCTTGGTGATAAGAACGTGGACCGCCGCAAGTATAGAGGCGCTAAGGCAATAGGGGTGTGGACTACTGAGCGTTACCCAGTATGCTCGGATTGTTCGCCCCTTTCCACTTTCCATGCTTTGGTGATGCGACAATTGGCATGTAAGGTGAAGGCGGACCCAGGTATCTGGGAGTGTGTCCCTATCGATTTTGTGACTGTGCTTAAAGGCCACGTTGAAATCATGGATTGGGCGACACACATTAGTTGTTATTCCGGCCAGAGTCTCAAGAAAGTTTTGAAGGGCTATTTTGAGTTACAGCAGCGACATGGAGCGGTTACATCCCAAGAATTGCTTGAATGGGATAGCTTTACAAAATTTGAACATTTATCGAAATCGGGGAAACCACGCCTTATTTGTATGCAAGCGCCATGGTTGAATGCGCTCATATCCCGATATGTTCAGTCTATTTATAAGGCTATGTGTGCAGTTTACCATCCCGTGGTCGTAGCACATCGCTTAGGTTTGAATTTCCCTCCTCAACATTATGAGAGTTGGGATCCTAAGCGCTCGGTTCTTGATGTGGTGTTTCCTGCTACCAAGTTACTTTGTAAACATGAACTCCTCGTTTATCTCTCTAACATAAGCCCCTATGCGTATGTTATTGGGTCTGGTCTAAACCGGGAAGGGATGCGTGCCCTATTCTGTTTGGTACGGACTTATATGTTGCACATAGGTGGTTTTTTGTATGAGAATGATTTTAGCCGCTATGACTCGTCACAGGGTGTTCAAGCTTTTGCTTGGTTCCGTAGCGCTGTCTTAGGGGCGAAAGGGGATTCAATGTTCAAGCGGGTCCATAAGGCCCATGAACACAAACGTATAAAGTGCCCAGACGGGACAGTTGTCGATGGTTATGGTACTTTGACAAGTGGGGCGCAGTATACAACGTTACAAAATACGTTGCTAAATTTGGGGGGTTCACGACATGTATTTGACCAGGCCACTACCTGGTTAGTGGATGCCCCGAACTCGTCTCCCCGTGTGCTTATTTGCGCTGCGGGTGATGATAGTCTGTATGTAACACCGGCCCGCCTTTCTGAGGTGGGTTTTGGTACGAACTTTTCCAAGTTAGGTTTTGAGACAAAACTGAAACAAGTTAGCCTTATCGACGCGACTTTTCTTGCGTCACAGTGGTGGCCAGGTGATGAAGTGGCGCCAGAACTCGCTAGGTGGGCTTTTAAGTTTGGATGGGCGTTGACACACCAGCCTGATGATGAACAGTGGTATCGTGAAGTTTGTTCTGGTGCTGCTATTGCTCTCCAGGCTGTTCCTTATTTTGGAAAAGCTCTTTATGACTTGGGGGGGCGTGTTGACTATGATATTTCGGGTTGGTGCAATGAACAATGGACTGGCGTGCACACTCTACAGGGGCATGAGCGTGAACGCATTCATTTACTGTTGCTCCGATACCCATCCTTGACTTCAAGAAAGTTATCGGTTGACATCATTCGTGGTGTTCTTGGTGGTGGCTTCGACCGCTCTGGGCTTTTGGCGGGCCTATTGCGCGATGGGGGCTACGGCCATGATGCTGATTTGTAAATAGTCATGTTTCTAGACTGTAAATAGATTCCACGGGAAATACCTGCCCAGATAGACAAATCCGACTGATGACCCTTCGGGGAGGTGCTATTAGGAGAGTACCTGACTTCCCTTTGTCCTTAATTCCTTTTGGGAAGTCGAAAAAAGTATCCCTCAGAAAGTACTTTTATTGACCGATGGTCAAACAAAACAAGAAACAGAAACCTCCCGCTAAAAAGGGCAAGCTCCGCAGAGCGCCACCTCGTGGTCCTGATCCGGCTTTTGTGGCTCGCATACGCTCAAACCAAAGTCCTGTGGTTCAGAGCTTTGCGTTGCCACATGAGTTTCCTCCTGTGAGGTACAGTGACAACTTCACTAATGAAGCCACTGCGGTAGCTCAACCTTACAATTTGTTTAACTGCGA